GGTAATTCGGCCCCCGTACGCGCGCCAGCTGGTGGCGGGGGAATTTGTTCCGAAAGTTCCGTGGATCGGTTCCGGGAATAGGTGCGGCCTATGAGCGACGCGCCGACTCGGGAGCAGCTGGCAGACGCCCTAGGTGTGGCGCCCACCCTGGTCTCGCGCTACCGGAACCGCGGCATGCCCGTGCACTCGATTGACGCGGCGCTGGCCTGGAAGGCTGAGAACGTCCGGGCCCGGGCTGGTGGCAAGCCGACGGCGGGCAAGGGTGGTGCGGGCGGCGACAAGCCGGATGCCACCGGCTACGGCGACCACCGCGCCCGCCGCGAAAAAGCCGAGGCCGACCGCGCCGAGATCCTGGCGATGCGCGAGCACGAGCGCACGCTACTGCGCGAGCCGGCCGAGCGGGCGGTGTTCGACGCCTTCCGGGGCCTGCGTGATGCCGCCTTCCAGGCCATGCGCGATGCCGCGCCCACGGTGCGCGATCTCACCGAGCCGCGGGAGATCCAGCTCGCGCTGGAAGACGCGCTGCGCCAGGCGTTCCTGAGCTTCGAGTCGGCCATGGTCACGCGCCTGGACGACCTGGCCAAGGAGGCCCGCCCGTGAACATGGCCGACGGCCTTGAGCAAGCGCGGCAAGCTGCGTGGGCCGGCGACACCTACGCCACGGCCATGCGTGCGGCCATGCGCGGCATGGCGCCCGACCCCGAGCTGTGGCTGGACGAGTGGAGCGAGCAGTACATGGTGCTGCCGTCAGACTCCCCACGCCCCGGCAAGTACAGGATGGCCCACACGCCCATGGCCCGGCGGATCCTGCGCTGCCTGTCGCCTGGCCACCAGGCTCGGCGCGTGGTGATCAAGGGCGCCAGCCAGATGCTCAAGACCCAGGTCGGCATGAACTTCCTGGCCGGGATGGCGCACAAGCGCCCCGCCAACATGCTGGTGCTCGAGCCCACCACGCCGCTGGCCAAGCGGCTCAGCGCGCGCGTGTCCAAGACCATTCGCGACGTGCCCGAACTCGGCGCCATCTTCGCCAAGGCCCGCAGCCGCGACAGCCGCAACAGCACCTTCACCAAGAGTTTTGAAGGTGGAGACATGCACATCGCCACCTTTGGCTCGGCGGCCAACCTGCGCGAGCTGTCGGCGCCCTACGTCTACATCGACGAAGTTGACGGTGGTGACCGGGACGTCGACGGCGAAGGCGATTTCGTCGCGCTGGCCGAAGCGCGCGGCACCGCCTTCGAAGACCGCGCCAAGTTCCTGCACACGAGCTCGCCCACCATCACCGGCGCCAGCAAGATCGATGATCTCTACGACCATGGCACCCAGGAGGTGTACCTGGTGCAGTGCCCGCACTGCCAGCACCCGCAAGAGTTTCTGGTTGAGAACTTCAAGTACGAACGCGACCCGGTCGACGAGATCATGGTGCGCGCCTGGTTCGTGTGCCAGGCCTGCGGCGTGGAGATCGAAGAGCGCGACAAGTTCGCGATGTGTCGCGACGAAACCCTGGGCGGCACGGCCCGCTGGCACGCGCGCAGCAAGGGCGACGGCGAGACCGTCAGCTTCCACGTCAGCGCCTTCTACGCCGGGCGGGGCAGCATCAGCTGGCTCAAGCTGGCACGCGAATACGACCGCGCCAAGCGCCAGTACGAAAGGGGTGACCCGGGCCCCCTGCAGGTGTTCATGAACACCCGCCTGGCGCTCAGCTACAGCAACACCGACGAGGCCAACGCCACCGCGCAGGAACTGATGGGACGCGACCGCGTGCAGCCCCGTCAAGTGCCCGACTGGGCGCTGGTCGTCACCATCAGCGTGGACACCCAGCCCAACCGGCTGGAAGTGCAGGCCGAAGCCTGGGGCCCAGGCCTCGAGCACGCAGCCATCGACTACCAGGTCTTCATGGGGTCGCCCACCGAAAGCCCGGAGAGCCCCACCAGCGTCTGGTCCCGGCTGGACGAGTACCGTGCCACACCCTGGTACCACGCCAGCGGCGTCGTCATCCTGGCCAGCGTGTACGGCATCGACACCGGCGGCCACAACACCCAGGACGTCTACAACTACTGTGCCGGCCGCGTGCACGTCGGCTGCCTGGCCATCCACGGCAGCAGCCGCCCCAACCGGCCGATCATCGGCAGCACCCCCAGCAAAGCAGACATCGACTGGAACGGCAAGCGCGTTGAAGGCGGCGTGATGCTCTGGACGGTGGGCACCGACGTTGCCAAAGACCACCTGTTCAACCGCTACAAACTCACCAGCGGCTGGGGTGCCATGCACTTCAATGCGGCCCTTGAACTGCCGTGGTTCGAAGGCCTGCTGGCCGAGCGACCGCAGCTCAAGCGCAAGCCCGGCGGCGGCTACCGCCGCGTGTGGGCCAAGGTGGCCGAAGGTGACCGCAACGAGCCGCTAGACCTCAGCGTCTACAACCTGGCCCTGGCCCACCACCTTGGCCTGCACAAGTGGACGCTGCACGACTGGCAGCGCCTGCGCGACAAGCTGATCCCCAAGCAGCTCACGCCCGACCTCTTTGCGCCTGGGCTGGCGTTGCCTGCCACCCCTGCGCAGCCGCCAGGAGACACGGCGGCGGCCGCCCTGTCTGCCGAGCCATCACCCACACCGCCGTCGGCGCCATCAGCAGCCCCCAGCGCGCCGGCCGTCACCCCCCATGCACCGCGCCCAGCCTTCGAAGATGCCGGCGGCCGGCGCATCCTGAATCGAGGACTGTGATGCGACGAGAAGAGTTTCCATCCCTGGCGGCCGTAGCGCCTGACCGCGATGCCCGCGACGATGCTGATGACGAGGATGTTGGCGGCGAGCGCCTTGACCTCGAGGAACTGTGCGCGCGGTGGTCCAGCTGGTGCCGCACACGTCGCCTGTACGTCAAGCCGTCGCTGCCACCGTCGCTGCTGGGCCGTCTGCGATCTCCAGGCCCTGGGCGCGGCCGGCCAGGTGGCGGCCCCGACGCCGTCTGCAGCGCTCAGCTCATGGCATTCCACATCGCGTTCCTGGCACAGCCAGAGGACGCGCTGGACCGGCGAGTTTTTGCACTGCACTACTACGTGCAGGTGCGCAACATCAAGGCGGCGGCTGACGCTGTCGGGGTCAGCCGCCAGCACTGGTATCGCCTGGCGAAGAGCTGCAGGGATCGCATCTACCAGGCCAGCCTGCAGATCCTGGAGCAGAACATGGCCGCCGCGCAACGACTGCCATCGGTGCGCCAGGCTGGCGTTGAGCAGATGGCAGATCAGGATTGAACGTTCGAGTTCAGCCGGACCCAACGGCGCACAGGAGCAACGATGAGCACTGAAATTACCGCAGATCACGAAGGCCGCCAGCCGTTGGGGCTCGCCAGAGGATGTGGCGGCCGTAGATGCGGCACGGAAAGAGCGCGCATCAAAGGCGCTGCGGCGGCTGGACTTGTGCCAGTGCGACCACAACGAATACTGTCGGCACTGCTACCCGCCAGAGTTCCGGCCTGGTGGCATATGGGGCGGGCCTAACAGGGATTAACCCGCTCCCCGAGCCGCTTAACACCACCCGCCACAGGCGAAGGCGCCTGCAAACGCCGCCGATCACCGCAGGCTGACGCCGTCCACCGTCAGGTGCACCACCTCCCGCGTGGCGGCTTCGACGATGCAGGCTGCGCTTGCGTCACGCTGCTCACCGTCGCGCTGCAGCGTCAGGCCGGCGCCAGTGGGCCACGAGAATGCGTGCTCGCCGTGGGTGCCGCTGTCGGCCACCCACGGCACCGTGGCCCTGCGGCCGCTGGCGGCGCTGCGCAGGCGCTCGGCGCACAGCGCAAAGGCCTCTGGCGCTCCGAAGTCAGCGCGGCCCAGGTTGGCCGATGGGCTGGCCAGGGCCAGGACCACCGCGCCGGCCAACGGGGCGCCGCCGAAGGTTGCGATCGGCCCCCAGCGCTGCCGCAGCCCAAGCCCCAGCACCGCCAGGCAGGGCACGCCAAAGAAGATCAAGCCGTGCAAGGTGTTCATGGCCGCGCGTATACCCGCCGCACCTCCCAGGTGTCAAGCGCTGCGGTGTCACACGCAGAGGTGACATCTTGGCCCTGGCATGCAGGCGACACATCGGGCCAAAATAGGCCCACTTTCAGCTAGCGCTGGAAGTGCCCCTGCTGCCCATGCGAGGGCGGTCCGAGTTCTTGTCTCCTCCTCTGCTTTCAGCGGCCCCGCGGCTCACGCCCGGGGCCGCTGTTTTTTCCGCACCCACACTTTCGCACCCAGCACGCATGCTCACCGTCACCCGCACCGGCCCCAGCGCACGCGACGTCGGGGCCGAGCTGCGCGCGTTTGTCGGCACCACGCAGCCGCGCATCCTGGCCAAAGCGCTCACGCTGACGGCCAAGGACGGCCAGGCCGACGTGGTGGCCGCCATGCCCAAGGTCTTTGCCGGCGGCGCCACGCGCTACACCCTGGGCAGCACGCGCATCGTGCCGGCCAAGCCCGACACGCTGACCGCCCGCGTGGCCGTCAAGGACGAGACCACCAACAACGGCAACGTCCCCGAGGACTACCTGTTCCCGCAGGTCTTCAGCGGCCCGCGCAAGGAAAAGCGCTTCGAGCGCGCCATGCGCTATGCCGGCCTGCTGCAGGGCCGCGAACGCGCCGTGCTCGGGCAGGGCGCGCCGGTCGACGCTTTCGGCAACCTCAAGCGCGGCGAGATCCAGCGCATCCTCACCGCCACGCGCAGCGCCTTCGACCCGTACCAGCGCAAGACCAGCAGCGCCCGCAGCCGCCGCAACGCCAAGAAGGCGCCGTACTTTGCGGCGCGCATCGGCCGCACCATGGGGGTCTGGAAACGCATCGGCAGCGAAGGCGAGATCGAGCCCATCCTGATCTTCGTCACCAAGCCCCCCATCTACACCCGCCGCCTGGACTTTGAAGGCATCGTGCGCGGCACCGCCGAGCGCAAGTTCGCCGCGATCTGGGGGCGCCTGATGCGCAAAGAAGGGGGAGCGAGCTGATGGCCACGCTTGACGAGCTGCAGACCCGCCGCGCCGCCTACGTGGCCGCCGAGCTCAAGATCCTGAAGAGCCAGGAGTACCAGGTGGGCCAGGGCATGAACGCCCGCCGCAATCGCCGCCCCGAGATCGAGCGCATCCAGCAGGGCATCAAGGAACTGGACGACCAGATTGCCCAGATCACGAATGCCGGCGCGCGGCGCCTGTACGGCATCGTGCCCGGTTGCCGCTGATGAGCCCCCCGCTGCTCGACCGCCTGCTCGCTGGCGTGGCGCCGCAGTGGGCGCTCGAGCGCGCCGTGGCCCGCACCCGCGTGGGCCTGCTGCAGCAGCTGCATGCGATGACGGGCGCGAGCCCCGGCCCCGAGGCCAGCGCCGGCGGCTACACCAGCACCGCAGGCACTGACGGCTTCCTGAGCCGCTGGTCGACCCGCCCGCGCAGTGCCGCCGCCGATACCCTGCGCCAGCTGCCCGACCAGCGCGGCCAGTCGCGCGACCTGGTGCGCAACAACGCCATCGCCGCCAGCGCCATCAACACCAATGTGGCGCGCGCCATCGGCACCGGCCTGGCCTACAGCCCGCAGCCGCACCTGCCCACCCTGGGCTGGACCGCCGAGCATGGCGCCGAGTGGGCCTCCGAAGTGGCGGCCGAGTTCAGCCTCTGGGCCGACAGCCCAGACTGCGACTGGTACGGCGAGCAGAACTTCTACGACCTGCAAGACCTGGTGACGCGCGCCCGCCTGGAAAGCGGCGACGCCTTCACCGTGCTGCCCGACGGAGAGCGCACCGCCGCCATGCCCTACGCCCTGCGCCTGCAGGTGCTGGAAGCCGACCGCGTGGGCAACCCAGGCGGCAAGGCCGACACCGCCGACGTGGCCGGTGGCGTGCGCCGCGGCGCCAATGGGCGTGTCAGCGGCTACCACGTCTACACCCGACACCCGGGCGGCCTGTGGCTGAGTGGCGGGGCCGCCCTGTACGCCGGCGATTGGGTCACTCCCGTGGGCGAAAGCGGGCGCCGCCGCATGCTGCACCACTTCAAGCGCCTGCGCCCGGAGCAGCCGCGTGGCGTGGTGTACTTGGCGCCGGTGATGGGGCTGTTCAAGCTCATCGGCGACTACACGGACGCCGAGGTCAAGGCCGCCGTAGTCAGCGCCTTCCTCACGCTGATCATCGAAACTCCCACCGGCGCCGGCATCCCCAACATCTTCGGCCTGCAGCAGCCAGCGCCCGGCCCCAGCGGCACCAGCAGCACACCTGCGCAGGCCGACACGCAAGACCTGGCCATGGGCCCCGCCGCCGTGCTCGGCCTGGCCAAGGGCGAAAAGGCCAACCTGGTCAACCCGCTGCGGCCCAACCCGCAGTTCGGCGAGTTCGTCAGCCGCGTGGTCGACCAGCTCGGCGCCGGCACCTTCATCGGCCCCGAAATGCTGATGAAGAAGTTCAACACCAGCTATACCGCCGCGCGCGCGGCCTTCCTGGACGCCTGGAAGCACCTGCTCGACGTGCGCACGGGCACCGCGCGCGACTTCTGCCAGCCAGTGGTCGAGACCTGGATGGCTGAAGCCGTGGCCACGCGCCGTGTGCGCGCACCGGGCTTCTTTGTCGACCCGCGCATGCGCTGGGCCTACACCCGCGCGCTGTGGCACGGCGACAGCCAGGGCAGCCTCAACCCCAAGGACGAAGTCACCGCGATGCGCGACGCCATCGACGGCCGCCTGACGACCCACGAGCGCGCGAGCTGGGAAATCTTCGGCACCGACTGGCGCGACGTGCAGCCCGCCCTGGCCGCCGAGCTGCAGGCCCTGGAGCGCGACCGCATGGCGTCCCCGCAAAAGGCAGGGGCGCCTGCGGCAGCGCCAGCGGGCGCCACCACGGCCACCACGGACGACGCGGCATGAGCAGCAAGATCACCCTCATCGGCGCGCGGCTCGACCTCGAGCTGCGCCAGGGCACCACGTTTCGCCGCACCGTGACCGTGCTGCAGCGCCTGCCCGACGACAGCACCGCGCCGGTGGACCTGAGCGGCAGCAGCATCCGCGGCCAGGTGCGCAAGGCCGCGCTCGACCCCGACCCCGCTGCCGCTGCCTTTGCCGTCGCCGTGACCGATGCTGCGGGGGGCGCGTTCCAACTGCTGCTCACCGACGAGCAGACCGCCCTGCTCACCTGCGGGCCCAAGATCACCGACACCGCGTCGCAGTACGAATACGACGTCGAGATCGAAGACGCCGCCGGCGACGTGGTGCCGCTGCTGCAGGGGACCCTGCGCATAAAAGCCGAGGTCACACGATGAGCATAACCGCCATCATCGACGCGGGCGGCGGCATCACCGTCGAAATGGGCGCCGCGCAGGGCCTGGCCGGCGTACCCGGCTCGCCCGGTGGCGCCGGTGCCGTGTACACCGCGGCCGAGCCCGTGAGCGGGCACACCGTGCTCGCGGTTGACGCCAGCGGGCAAGTGTTTCCGGCCAGCGCTGACACCCTGAGCCACGCGCTGCGCATCGCTGGCGTCAGCCTCAACGCCGCGGCCCTGGGCGACGACGCCACCATTGTGGCCGCGGGCCTGGTGCAGCACGACGGATGGGCCTGGACGCCGGACGAACCCGTGTACCTGGGCCTGGGCGGCGCGCTTGTGCAGAGCCTGCCTGTCGAGGCCCTTTTCTCGCGCGTCATCGGCACCGCTGCCGGTGCCACCCGGCTGCTTGTCGGCCTGCAACCCCCCATCGTCCTCGCGTAGAGGGCAACACACCAAGGAGCCAACACCATGGCCGGCAAAACCTTCCTGCGCCTCGTCGCCGGGGCAATCAAAGAAATCCGCGGCCTGCAGAGCAGCGCCGGCGCCGGCAACGACGGCGACCTGGTGGCGCTGGACTCCACCGGGCGCATCGACAGCAGCATGATGCCGGTGGGCATCGGGGCCGAGACAAAGAGCGTGCTGGCGAGCGAAAACCTGGCCGCTGGCGACTGGGTCAACCTGTACGACAACGCCGGCACGCTGAACGTGCGCAAGGCCGACGCCACCACCGATGGCAAGCCCGCAGACGGCTTTGTGCTGGCCGTCGTCGCCAGCGCGGCCAACGCCACCGTGTACACCGACGGCATCAACACGCAGGTCAGCGGGCTCACAGCGGGCAGCACAGTGTTCCTGCACACCACGGCAGGCCTGAGCACGCAGACCGCGCCCAGCACCGCCGCCAACGCCGTGCAGCGCGTGGGCAAAGCATTGAGCGCCACCGAGGTGGTGTTCGAGCGCGGCGAGCCGGTGACGCTGGCCTGATTTCAGACGCTGCCATGCACCTGCACGCCGCACTCATCACGCGCCTGAAGTGCCTGCTGCTGCAGGCCCGCGCGTGGTTCAGCCCGCACCCCGGGCGAGACGATGCAGTGAGTGTCGAGGCCGACCCGCGCGAAGTGCAGCGGTGGATGACTGACACC